ATCTTCCAATTTGGACCGGAAGCTGAATGGACACGCGCACGCCTTTTAAGCGAAGGGAAGTGGGTTCGATCCCCACCCGGTCTTCCAGTGCTCCCGTCGCCTAACAGGACGGGCACCGAACTTCTAATTCGGTCTGTGCAGGTTCGAATCCTGCCGGGAGCGCCATTGACATCCCAGGATTTACCGCCTATATCGGCGGCAAGCGTTAATTCCGACGCGAATGGCAGGAGTGGTACAGTGCGGTATAGCACAGAGGTAGTGCAAGCGCCTGTTAAGCGAAAGGTCGTAGGTTCGATCCCTACTGCCGCAGCCATTCGCATGTCTAATCGACAGCAACGAGAACGATTTAACGAAGAGAGCGGGCGAGGTTGTTGGCGCTAAGGCGTCCTCTGCTCCGCAGGTTTCGGGTCGTAGCTCAACGGTAGAGCGGTTGGTTGAAGCCCAGCGCGCAGGTGGTTCGACTCCATCCTTCCCGGCCATTCAAGGTTCGTTCAATGGTAGGACTCCGGACTCTGAATCCGGTAATCCTGGTTCGAGTCCAGGACTTTGATCCAACTTACAACTGATGTAGTGGCCAGAATGGTTATGGCAGCAGTCTGCAAAACTGACAAAGTGAGTTCGAATCTCACCTACATCTCCAATGCGGGCATAGCTCAATGGCAGAGCTTCACGTTGCCAACGTGATGACGAGGGTTCGATTCCCTCTGACCGCTCCAATATCGGTGTAGCTTAGCGGCTAAAGCAATGGTCTCCAAAACCATGACCGTGGGTTCGAGTCCCACCACCTTTGCCAATAGTGGCTTCGTCTAAAGGTCAGGATATCAGGCTTTCACCCTGAAGATGCCGGGTTCAAGTCCCGCAGCCATTACCACTCCCGCTTCGTCTAACCGGCAGGATACCTGACTTTGAATCAGGAGACTCACGTTCGAACCGTGGCGCGGGAACCAACGGCCTACCTGTGTAGACCGCTGGCGTCCATGGAAATAGGCGTAAACCGTGGGTACCAATTATGGGGCGGGGGAAAACGTATCCACAATGGCGATCTGAGCCACAGTCCCCGCAATAATCGTGTATGTCGTGGACGCCGAAAACGGAACGCCGCCCAACATGGCTGCTACACCAACAGTTGTGGACAGCCCAATGCCAGTCGAAACGGGGGTCAGGACATTGGAAGTCCCGTCAGAGGATACGACATTGGTAGCAGCAGCCGGGTTGCTGTTGATCCAGACTGGCGGCGAATCCCATGTAACAGTTACAGGGTTGCCCTTGGCGTCAGTGGCCAGGATGGTCTGTGTGTCAATTTGGTCTACGTGAAGGCTGGTGGCCATGATCATCTCCGTTTTGTGGATCAAGAAAACAGTGAACTTATTCGTCAGAAGCCAGACATCATAAGGTTCATGGTCAGGATGTGGAGGATGCGGCGGCTTCTTTCTTTCCTCTTTCATGCCCGGATACTAAACATAACTGTGCGGCAATTCCATGATGCCACAAAAAGAAAGGGCGGCCCGAAGACCGCCCTCAGTTAGCCCTGGAAAGGCCGTGGGGAATTAGATGTTACACAATGGGATCAAACTCCGGGTGTCCCAAAATACGATCTCCAATCGGTCACGCCGCAAGAGAAGCGCATGTACTGTGCTGCCTTCGCGTTCTTCGTATCAAACTCGTTATCGGTGTCAAAAGTAGGCTTGTCGCGCCACAAGAACCGCGCCCCATACGGGCAATTGGTCTTAATGAACCATGCCGTGGAAGACGTGAAGTAGTGATTGATAACAATGCCTTCCTTGAACATATTCGACGCCTTGATGACGTTGATGGCGTTCGTGGAAGTGTCATTCTGAAGCACAGAATGGACAATGCGGTTGGCGTCGTACCAGAGCGGTGGCGGGATCACCAGGGCTTCCGGGATCAGCGCGATCTTGTTGCCGCGATAGTCCAGGGCCTGCATGATCTGGATACCCAGGTCTTCAATGGCTGTTTCCGAGATATCTGCGCTGGTGGTCAACTGATTGGACTGGTTGCCCGTGAAGGAAGGGTGCGCGGTTGAGATAAAGGATGCACCGTCGCCAATCGCAAAGGAAGAGTTAAACGCCTGATTGAAGACGTTTGCGCCAATGATCTCTTCCGTCTGGCGTCCGGCAAACGCCAGCATGGAGGCGCGGCGCTTGGAAACCACTTCGTAAAGGTCATCCCGCAACTCTTCGTAAGTCACGATATAGCCACCGGCATACGCAATGTGCGTATAGCGGGTTACCGGCCCCTGGACTTCCGAGTCATAGTTCAGGGCCGAACCCTGGTCCTTTTCACGAAGGACGCCGAAACCGGAAATTTCAACGTCTTCTTCATATGCCTTGTCGGAAGTCTCGACATCAAACAGTTCCGGATATTCCGGAGCGTGTTCGTCATACTCGCGGCCCCACCAAGTCTTAATACCCGGCCAAAGAGCTTTCGGGTGTGCGCCTGTATTGATTACGCCGCCAATCGTAGCCATAGATAGCTCTCCTTATTAGTAGCCAGCAGCCGCCCAAAGAGCGGACAGGTTCAAGCGCACGATCCAGCGGGCATAATTGCCGATTGCATTATCAGGCCCCCTATCAAGGCCAATAACACGAACCTGATAGGTGGAATTACTCGCTCCAACACTGGAAGACTGAAGTTGCCAGCTTGAAAGACCCGTGGAAGTGGAACCACCGGAACCGGCTACAAGGTTGCCATTGGCATAACCGGCATTAGCAGCGGCAATAGCGCCGCCATTGGAGTCCTCCTGGATGGAAAACAACTGGTTGGGGTCATCTGTTATGAAGGCATAGCTGGCTACGGAAGCCACACGGTAGATGGATGAACTTTGGAGCAGGGTCACGCCAGAACCGGCAGGCCCGTTGCAGTTGCCAAGAAAAGCGCCCGCGATGGTGTTTGACGCACCGGCAGTCGCCAGGGTTACAACCGGGACGCCAAATGCGTCAGTTGCGCCAGTCGGCACAACCGGATCGCCAAGATAAACGGCGCTCCCATAGCTGGAAAGAAAATTCACCATCCGGCCCTGGCCATACCAAGGCTCGCCGTTCATACCAACGGGCTTCAATCCATATGGGGCGTTGTTATTTGCCATTGGCCATCTCCAAAAGAACAGCGGGGATTGACGGCGCGAAACGCGCCCTCACTTGCTCTGCTGTCTTTGGGATAGCTCCTGCTAACTACGAGATAGCGTATCCTTCATGGACACTATCTCTTCGCGGGGAGAGTAGAACTTGTCCTTGTCGGACGCCTTTGCTGCCCCAGCTTCGGCACGGATAGGAGACCTCCTAATGTCATCCACCCGGCTCTTGGCGAGAGCGTTACGCTCCGCCTCTATCTCTTCCCAGAAGACACTGGGAATTTCCATCAGATGGGCTTTGAGCGGTGAATTGTCCCGCGCGGAACCAACCGTCCGGATAACTGGTCTACCTTTTGGGTCGTTTACTACGGTCCAACCCCGCTCCATATGATCTTGGACGCGGCCCCCAATGTCATTGAACCAATGGCGCTTATACCCTGAGCGTGACGGATATGCAAGCTTCTGTGCGGTGGCACCATATGGGACACGGTTCTTCCGCAACGACTCTACATATGCCGCGTAACCCTTCGGGTCTTTTTCCGGATCGGGCGTCTGAAAGGAAGAACTCTCAGCCTGAATGGCGTCTATAACCCTGGTCTTCGCCGGGCGCACTGGCTCAACCATTTCCTCCGGGCTGAAAGCCGGATCAACAGTCGGTACTTCCCCACCAATAAGTCCTGGCGGGAGAGACACCTTGCGGGGCCTACCTTGCTGATCCATTTGGTGCCTTCCTCTTGCTTCTCATGTCGTCCACGTCAATCTTCGGATCAAGATAAACCGCAAACCACTCTTCTTCCCTCAAATCCGGCATTTGTCTCTTTGCACGCGAAAATGCCTGCTGTGCCGCAGCACGCTCTTGCGGGTCTTCAATCGAAGCAATGCCGGTGACATTGCGGCGGCCTTGGGGGGCCTGACGAGTGGGGGGCTCTACAGACGAAGCCCTTCGCTTCTGCGGTGTCGTCACCTGTGGTTCCTCTTCAACAGTTTCTTCAGGATCAGGATGCTCGACTTCTTCCTCAAGACCAAATTCCTGGGGAAACCGCTTCATTACCGCCTCTTTGGCGCGGCGTAAATTCTCTTCCAGGGACAAGCCAGGGGACTTACGTAGAAGCAACATATGCTCCGTATCCATGGCTTTATTCAAAAACGCATCGGTTTTAAACCAGGGATTCTCAGCAATAAACTTATCGACAATAGGATTTGTCTGTTGAGGGCTGGGATTGGTTTCTGTTTTTGGCGCTGGCTTTGGTTCTGGGGCCTGGGTGGTAGCTGCTCTTTCAGCAGTAACCTCATTGATCTGTTCGTCAATCAGGACAACCTTTGTAATATCACCATTCTGAGCGGCTTCCCGCTTCTGGGCCTTAAGTTCATCCAGAGCCCTCTTGTAACCGGCATCGCTGGCAGTCCTGGCCATCCTGAGAAGATCATCCATGACAACACGCTGTTCCTGCATGGTCTGCTTCTGCTCATTAACCGTTTGGCGCAATGCGCGGATTTCATTTTCCATGTTATCCGCACGCAGACGTTCCTTGGCCAAATCCTTCCTTACAATCGGCAGGATATCCTGGCCACGCTTTAGGAATTCTTCGGCA